TCTTTATTAACTTCAGACTTTTTAAGAAGAATGGCTTTATCATTTGCAAGTAAAGGCCACATCTGCTATGTAATTTCTCAAGTGAGGACTAACATCAAAATAAATCCTTACGAAAAGGGAGACCCCAAAGTAACTAATGCTTCTGGAGGCAACGCACTTTTACACTACAGTGATTGGATTCTTGAATTTCAACCCAGATTTGGAAAAGATGTTATCTCTACTCAACCAAATGGTAAAGGCGATATTTTAGGCCATTGGTGTAAAGTTGTTTTCCGAAAATCAGCAAATGAAAAAACTGGAGTTGAAGTAAAGTATCCTATTCGTTATGGGAGGACAGGAGGCAAAAGTATCTGGGCTGAGTACGAAGTTGTAGAAATGCTTCAAATGTTTGACATGGCCCAAGCAAAAGGAGCTTGGGTTACGATAAATGATGAAATTATTGATGAAGTTAAAGAAAAGCTTAATTTAGAGTTCAAAAAACAACATCAAGGAGTTGATAATCTCAGAAAATATTTTGAAGAGAATAAAGAAATCGGAAAATATCTTTTTAATAAATTCAGAGAAGTTTTAAAGAAAGCTTGAGTCTTAATCAAAAAAAGTGTAATTTTATAATAAGGGGGCGTACTGGATTCGATTTAGGGTCTTACGCCAAATTGCAAGCAGAGGATGATAGTGGGCCTCTTTAATCATCTATCTAGGTATTCAACTGCCAATAACATTGTTGATATGGCTCCTTCGCTCGACGAAGCTGACGCGATTCTCGCTAAGTTTGGTTGGACCGAAGAGGCTGCTGTAGCTGCGTAAGCTACCCGTCCTACTCTGGATGCTCGTTAAGGAGCTAGGGCGTCGATAGCGAGCAAAAAAAAACTAGGAAGGGTGAGGAGTCTAGTTTAAATAAAGTGCCTCCAACCTCGTGTGTAGTTGTCAGTGATGAAGCACGAAAATTAACACTGACTAAGCTTGTAGTATATTTGAGCCAACGGCTTTAAAGACAGGGGTTCGACTCCCCTCGCCTCCACCAATTTACTGAGATGAGACTATATAACGTATATGGGAATCTCCAATCTAAAAACGTAACTAAATTTCTTATAGATTGGGATTCAAAATCAAGATCGAAACTACAATTTAAAGCTAAACAATTTTTCAAGTCTATCTGGGAAAAACAGATTGTATATGAAGAATTTCCCGTTTTTGGCTCTAAAATGAAAGTAGACTTTTTAAATGCTACTAAAAAAATAGCCGTTGAGGTAAACGGCCCCCAACATTCAAGTTTTAATAAATTTTTTCATAATAATTCTCGTATGAATTATTTAGAATCCTTAAAAAGAGACCACCAAAAAGCCTTGTGGTTAGAACAAAATAACTTTACTCTTATCGAACTTGAAAAAAAGGATGTAGATGAACTCAATCGAGAGTTGATATATGAAAAATTTAATATTTTAGTATAAGATGAAAAACAATTATTGCGTAGAAACAGAAAGAGATGTGTTAGCTGGGCTAATAAAACACACCGATCAACTAGTCCGATATAAAAGTGTACTTCATGAAGATTTATTCCATTTACCCGAGCATCATTCTATTTATCAAGAAATAATTCGCCAGCTTGAAGAGGAAAGAAGGGTGTCGCCTTCCTCTATGAAGAATAAATTCGAAGCTTTAGGATGGACTGATCGACAAGGAAATCCCATATCTCAACTTATCATGGCCATTTGTGCCGCCGCCCCTGAACCTGACGAAATTCATGAATTAATCCTACAATTAACAGAACTCCAATACCAAAGAAAGGGTAAAGCTACTTGTGATAAAATATCCTCTATACTAAGTGAGAATTTAACCTTGTCAGAAAAATATGAAAAGATTAATCAGGTTTATACAGATGGAATGAGAGTTCCCATAACTCAAGAAAGTAAGCCGACAAAACTTTGGCAAGGCTATATAGAATCGAAGGAATACGATGCAGCCCACCCTCAAGAAAAAGAAGACGTAGGGTACGATTGGCCTTACGATACGGTAAACGGCATTTATGGAAAATTACGTAGAGGCTGTGTTCACGTAGTAGTAGCGCGTGGTGGCTCAGGCAAATCCACAATGATTATGCACGTAGCTAGACACATGCATGACACTCACGATTTACCTGTTCTCATACTCGATACTGAAATGTCGAAAGAAACAGTACAAAACAGAACCTTTGCTGCCATTTCTGGAAACACGGTTTATTCGCTAGAAGAAAATAAATGGTTTCAAAACGAAGAAACTAAACAAAAATTTTACGAAGGCTCTAAAAAAATAAAAGAAGACGATAATATTTATTATATAGATGTAGGCGGCAAGAGTATTGAAGAAATAGAAGCTGTTACCTTAGACTTTTATTATACTCAAGTAGGTGCGGGAAACCCCTTCGTAATGATTTACGATTACGTAAAATGTGACGGAAAATCTCTCAAGAATAATTGGGCCGAACATCAAGCTTTAGGAGACCATGTGGATAAACTCCATCAATTAGCTCGTTCTTTGGATTGCGTTGTTCTTACTGCTGCCCAAGCTAACAGAAGCGGAGATTCTTTCGGTAGTCATAAGACTAGAGCAGGTATAGCCGATGATACCACAGCTATTGCGGATTCTGACAGAATTCAAAGGTACGCAGAGTTTGTAGCCATACTTAGCGTTAAAACTGTGGAAGATATAGTTTTAGATGAGCCAGAAGTAGAAGATTCTGATGATGCAGAAATGAGAACTGTAACTGACCCGCTAAATTTACAATTTGGGACTCATAGATTTACGGTAGTAAAAAGCCGTCACGGAGGAGCAAGAGCAGCGGGACATTTAGATTTCGTAGAAAGAACTGTCGCTAATGGGCAGCGCACAATGACAAGAAATTACATTAATTTTTGTATACATAATTTTGATGTGGTAGATAAAGGCGATTTAAGAGACATAGTGGCGATGCAGAGAGAAGATCATGAACTTGAAGATAATCTCTTATGAACGATTTGAAGGATATACTCCACAAATTAGGATATACTAACCTTCAGGACTCTGGGGCTGTTTATAGAACTAAACCTTTATATAGAGATTCGGGCAATGACACTATCTTGTGTATATTTAAAGATTCAGGATATTTTACCGATCACGGAAGAGAGCATTTAAAAGGGCCGTTAGAAGAACTCGTAAGACTAACTCTTAATTTAAAAACATTAAAAGAAGCCTCTCAATGGCTTGGTAGTGATTATCAAGAGCTTAAAAAATCTTTAAAAGAACAAATAAAATATGTAGATATAGATAAAATATTTGATGCGGAAAATTTACAATTAATAACTAAAGATCATAGCTATTGGAATCAAAGGGGGATATCAAATGATATTTTAAACAAATTTTCTAGCGGTATAGATAAAGGCGTGGAAGGAGGCAAACTGTATAATCGTTACGTATTTCCAATATTTGATTTAAATTTAAATATAATAGGTTTTTCTGGTCGCAAATTAGAAAAAGAGTCTAAAAGACCAAAATGGATTCATTACGGTTCTAAATCTAAATGGATTTATCCTTCTTTTCTAAATGAAGAGGAGATAAAAGAAAAGAAAGAAGTAATACTTGTGGAAAGCATAGGGGATATGTTATCTTTATGGGAAGCGGGAATTACTAACTGTCTAGTTTTATTCGGCGTTAATCTTAGTACCCCCGTTCTTTTTTATCTACTTAAGTTAAAAGTAAATAAAATTATAATATCATTAAATAATGATGGGGATAGTAAAGCTGGCAATACAGGAGCAAAAAAGATTCTTAAAACTTTAAATTATTATTTTACTAAAAATAATTCTAAGATTGCACTACCCCCTCAAAATGATTTTAACGAAATGACAAAAGATGAAATTTTAAACTGGAGGGCAAATGTCTGAGCACATTTTATCAGCCTCTCGAATTAAAACGCTTGAATCATGTAGCTGGAAGTATTGGTGTAATTATATACTAAAACTCCCAAAATCTAAAAATGACGGGAACGTTCGCGGTACTGTATGCCATCTTATCCTTGAATTATTATTAAATCCAAGGCATAAAAAATATATTAAAAAAATCATCAAAGCAAAGACCATACACTGTGTCCCTTCTATAGGGAAACTAGTTGAAAAGTCTTTGAAAAAAGAAGGGGAAAATTTTTGCACTAAAGAAAATCTAGAAATGTGCGACGATATGATTTTGGTCGGTTTAAATTTAGATTTTTTAGGTGGAAAAGGAGCTAAAATAGATAAACCTGAAGAAGAGTTTTTGCTAGACAATAAAGAGCCTCGTTATAAAATGATGGGTTTCATTGATAAGCCCATCCAATACAAAAAAGACAAAAAAGTTAAAATCGTTGATTATAAGACTAATAAACAAAAATTTTCTGAACATGAAATAGATTATAATGTTCAAGCATTTGCTTATCTTTTGGCTGCGAAACAAATATGGCCTAAACTTACTGACGCTTCTATTCAGTT